ACATTGCGGCCGTTTGGTTCTGTTTTATATGGATTAACGCAAGGCACTGCTGAAACGTGGCATTATGCATTTGAAATAACCGAAACAAAATAGTTCCACGTGGAACAAAACGCACAACACAATGAAAATAGAACCAACCAACAACCGGCTAAACGAGCTAATGAAGCAGGAAAACGAAAATAAAGACGTTAATATCATTGCGGTTATTATCGCAGTGGCAACAGTCATTATTTTGGGGCTCACCTATGTAGCTGTTTTTTTAACCGCATTCGGCCAATAAAATAAAACCATGCCAAACCCGCAAAACATAAACGGCGAATTTATCCAAAAGGTTTTACCAATTGATGCGCTCGGCAATTCGACGGACGGAGCTATTAATAGCATAAACGGCCAAATGCCTGGTACTTTGTTTGGTGATAATTTTGTCATTGCGCAACGTGTACCAAGTCTAAGCGGTCGGTGGTCCGAGGGCATACCGGCACAAGGGTTCGATATTTCTGTAGTGGCGAATGCTTATTGGCAGATTATAGAGGCAGGCGGTTATTTCGATGGGTCGGTAGAATGCATGTCAGGAACGACGGCAAACGGCTTTTTTTTCGCCACAACCAAAAAACTTAACAGGTACCAAGACGGCATACAATCGTATTTTACGGGTACTTTTGCCTTTATGGGCCTACCTCAAAGCAACGGCGACTTTGAAATATTGGTAGGTGCGATGCGTAGGGGTTTAGCCGGTTATTGGTTGTTTCTATTTTCATTGTGTGTGTTTTATGTTCCACGTGGAACTTATTTTGTTTTGATGTTTTTTAGTTCTTTGGTTTGGGTCGGTTCTTTTAGTTCCTTTGCTACTTCAATAACCGTATATATGCCCATTTTTAGTGCATTTTCGGTCTCTTTATTCCATCTAAGTTCTACGGTTTTGCCGTTCCGTAACTCCTTAAATAAGTATGTTTTGTTCTGTTCCATCGTATTTTTTATGGTTTAAAATGTACCCGCCCGTATTAGGTAGCGGGCACAACTAATTAAGATGCTGCTTCCAAAAATGTTTTGGCGGCTGCAAATGTATTGTACACAAAGCTTTCAACGTCGTTGGCTTTAATAAAACCAGCGATACGTTGTTCAGCACGAATAGTTACAAAGTTCTTTGTAAAGTCGTCGGCATCGTAACCCATTTCGATTTTTACAGGGCCGTCGGTGCGAATGTGGTATTTCGAAATATCGCCTACTAAGAAATAACCAGCCGCAACTGTTAAGCTCTTAATAACTTTGATGCCTTGGAACATTACCGAGCCGTCGGGCATAATAGTTACCAGCGGGTTTGGTTGGTTATATTCGCCTGTAGTGGTACGGCTAACAAAAACCATTTTATAGTAATCAACCGGAGCAAGGGCAATGAAGTTCACAACGGCTTCGCCTACCATGTTGGTTTCGATTTGGGTAATGGCTGCGCCAATTGCGTCCCATGCATTCGAGCCGTTAAGCGCAAACGAATCGGCCAATGCTGCTAAGTCCAAAGGTTGTGCATAACCCGATTTTGTTATACCGTTAGTATTTACTGTAGCACCGGTGCCGCTGTAGTATTGGGTTTCTTTTGCTTTTGCGATTTGGTAAAGCAGATTACCGTTTATTTCGCTTTCGATACCAGCGTAATCGCTTAGCATTTCACTCGAAACTTTTACGAATGAAGTTACTTTCTTAAGAGGGGTAGTGGCCTCGACTAAATTCCAATCCAATTGTGTTTTTGCTGTGCCCTCTGCGGTCATTCCTGCTCCGCCCTCTATACCAGATTGTTCTAACCAAACGGCGGTATTTTTACCTGCTGGCATTTGCGACACGTCGGCCAAACTTTCGAGAATAAACCTTTGGCGTGGCACGTTGTTTATTCCGGGTTCGATGTACGAAGTTGCGACGCTACCGGTAACATTACCGGCAATTGTCATGTTGCCAACTGTTTTAACACGTACAAAGCCTGAACTTTTTTCGGCCAATTGGTCGGCGGCTTCCTTAATTGCAAGTGTAAAACCGTTTGTTTCGGGTTCTTTGTATGTGTCCATCTTTGCAGCCATTCCGGTTATGCTTTTTTCGATGGCTTCTATTTTACCGGCCAATTCGCCGCTTTTGTCGGCTGCTTTGAGCGTGGCAATTTCTGATTTCAGGGCTTCAACCTGCGAGGCGTCGGCCACTTTTGCAGCCTTTAAGGTTTCGTTTACTTTGTCGGTAACCTTATCCAACATTTCGTTTATTTCCATTTTGCTTTTAAATTTTGATTTTGTTTAAAATACTCCAATCGGTTTTTGCTACGGGTGGTACGGGTGTTTTTTGCGAGCCGTCCGAGCCGTCTTTTTTATAAATAGATAACAGCTTTGCAAGTTTTTCGATTTGTGTTTTTCGTTCGTCCGTGTAAGGCAAATCAATCATTGTTTCAAGTGCTTTATGTATTTCGTCGAAACCAATAGCATCTGTTAATGATTTTAAGCCTACTACGTTTGTGTCTGGGTTTGCTCCAAACATTACCAGCGAAAATTCTATAAGGTTTATTTCACGAACATAAAGCCCGCCCGAAGGAGTGAAAATCGGTGTACCGTCTGGTTTTTTTTCAAAATCCAAAAAGTACCCGCCTATCGAATGCTCGGGGCTTCGTCCCATTTTCATAAAAAACGAATAGTCGGCCAACGCGTTTTGGCCTACCGAGCTTGTTTTGTTTATTTGGCTTGTAACCAACAAACCTAATTCCGTCTCGTCCATTTTTGTAGGCACGCCAACAAACAAGTTCCGGTTGTGCTCTCTAAGGTGCTTTATTCGCTTGTTACCTTTGATTGTTCTGGAATATGCGCCATGGCGAATAACATCGCCGTCGCTGTCTTCATTGTTGAATGCACTGGCATAAAAGGTTACTAATCCCTCTTTGTCATCGAGCCCTTTCAATTCGTATTCTAATGCTTTATATTTTATTATCTGTTCCATTGGTGGGTGCTTTATATTCGTTTATTACTTTGTTTGCATCTTCCTCGGCTATTCCAAATCCTATCAAAACAAAAACGGCGTTTTCTTTTGTCATTTCGCCGGCTTTTACGGATTTGTTGAGGTTTATAACGATGTTTGCGTTTGTGTTGTTTGTTTCTGCCAACATTTTATCGTCTTGCCTTAAACTTTCAACTCCGGACGTGTCCACTTCAAAAGAACCGTTTACCAGCGAGGCGAAAAACGTGGCTACGGTATTAACCGCTGGTAGTATCGTATTTTCGTATATACCTGCTTGTGCCCCCGAAAGGTTGGCATAGGTGCTGCCGGTCGTTTCATTCAGTAGCAAAATATCGTGACCCATTACTGAGCATACTGCAATTTTGTTTCTTAGTCGGGTGTCATTAATTCCCAAATCATTCATGTTCCAGCTTAGCGGCGTAATTTTCACCGCTTGCATTGCAACTAAGAACCTGTTTTGGCCGTCTAACCCCCCGTATTTGTTGCTAAATTTCTCTTCAATTTCGGCTTTGTCGGTGCCCATTATCATTCCCCCGTACCCGTCTTTCGATATTTCGGGCGAAACAATGGCATTGGGGCCACGCTGTTTTAGCACCTTGTTTTCCGTTTCATAGCTTATTAGCAAGTTAGAAAGAGGCTTTTCGAGCGAGCTTACACGGCTTGTTCCCGTCAATATTTCGGATATTGATACGCCGGCACGGTTTATAAAGTGTAGGTTTTCAAGTTCTAATTTTAGTTTTCTCGAAGTCCACGGTACGGTTGCCCAAATTTCGCTTATTGAATCGCTCCATTTTAAAGGCGTGGCATTGATTTGCTTTTCCCGAATATCCAAATCCGAGGCCGAAAAACAAAACATCTGGCTTTGTTTGTTTATGTAGCCAAGGCCTTTATTGTCGATATATATCCAAACATTATCGTAAAGGGCGTAAATAAGGTACAAGTTAGACAAAAACTCGCTACGGGTTTGGAATGGGTTTGGATTGTTTAGCAGTGTTTCAATATCCTTTGCCGGCTTACCATCAGCGCCCAAAATAGTAAAGACGGGCTTAACAAACATTTCGCTTTGTTGGCTTACAATCGCACGCAATTCCGGCACTTCATTATAAAATTGTAGGGGTGTTTTGGTGAAAAAGCGTGTCGAATCGGTGCCAATTCCATATATGCCAGAACTACCAATAAACGGCTGGCTAAAAAGTGCTTTAAAGCGGGTGTATATGTTATTCGCCATGTTTGTACCTTGCTAATTTTCGCAAATATACAATAAAAAACGGTTGGCGGTGCGAATTATTTTTATTATGTTAAATAGAAAGTTTTTAAATCCCCATCTTTACCCGCAAAAACCGAGCAAGCCCCGCTACCGTGTCGGGCGCATCGTCGTTCTTGTTTTGGGTGCTTTCGTTGTAAGCCGTGAAATTGCGTATAAATAAATCATATTCGCTACCGTGCTTATATTCGCTTTCGGCT